CCCGACGACATAGCCGTCGGGTTTCTGCTTGTAGAAAAAGTACGCTTTTAATTGACGTGCTATAACTTTTTTATCAGCATTCATACAGTTGTGATGATAAATTGTTCTCCGACATCGAGAATTATGTTCTGTTTACTATGTAGGTGCGGTTTATATTCAGTCAGAGTTCGATTTAACAACATTTTTCCCGACAAAAGAAAGAGGTGATAAGTAGTGAAACCATATATAGTTCAATTAGAAATTGATGACCGTAAATCTATTGTATATTGCAAGGATGGGGCAATATACAAAGGGCGATGCATCGGTGATTGTATCATTACAAATGATGACGGTGAAGATGAAGACGGTATTCGTTATCAAGATGATGACGGTACAACGGTACTTTTAATAGACGATGACATTGAATCCGTCAAATTTATTGATTAAGCACCATTTCAAGAGTGTTTTTCTTATGGTAAAAAGGAGAAAGGGTTTACATATTAACTTTTAAACAGCACTTTCACGGTGCTGTTTTTTATATTACCCGTTTTACAAAAAGAAAAATCGTTATGGATGAAAAAACCACAACATCGGTGCCTTGCAAACGCCGAAATAGGCGTTGATACAGAGCATCTGGGCGATATAATTCAGAGTGCGTATATGCAGACGGTTTTCGATGTGACGAAGGGTGCGGATTACCGTGCGGCTTTTGATTTAATTCCCGAAAGCCGTGTGAAAGCTATTCTGTCTACCAACTGGAGCGGCCAGATGTTCTCCCAGCGTGTCTGGGATAACACAAACGCACTTGCAGACGGGCTGAAGCACGATATGCTTGTGGGCATTATGGCAGGAAAGTCCGAGCAGCATATGGCGGACGATATAATGAACCGTTGCGGTGTCGGCGCTTTCGAGGCACGCAGGCTTGTCCGGACGGAAACTACCTGCGTTGCTAATATGGCGGAGCTTTACGGTTACAAGGAGCTTGATATTGACGAATACGAGTTTTCCGCCTGCCTTGACAGCCGTACAAGCGATCTATGCCGTGAGCTTGACGGTAAGGTGTTCAAGCGTAACAGCGCACAGGCAGGTGTAAATCTTCCGCCTATGCACCCGTTCTGCCGTTCTACAACGCTCCCTGTCCTGCCGAGCGAGGAGGATCTTGATAAAGAGCTTGCGGAACTTTGCGATGAGATAGGCGCAGATGTTGACTTTGACGAATGGGAGCGGAACTTACAGCAGGGCGAGGACGGCAAGCGGCGGTATGTTGCAGGGGGCGGCTAAACGCTTTGCGGAGCTTGGATATGACACTGTGCTTATATCGCAGTACGGCGGCTGTTCAAAAACGTGTGAGCCGTGGCAAGGCAAGGTTTACATAGACGATGTGTTTACCGTATGGAACGGCGAGAGAAGCGGCGACTTCGGCAAGTCGCATTACTGTGACAAGTGGTTTATGCTGCTCTCTGTGGCAATCCGTGGCGGGCTGTTCCACCCTAACTGCCGTCATACTATGGGGCAGTACATAGAGGGGCTTACAAAGATACCTCAGCCGATTTCTGCCGAGAAGATACGGGAACAGCGAGAGCTTGAAGAAAAGCAACGGGCTATGGAGCGCAAGATAAGAGCGCTCAAACGCAAGGTTGAGGGCACGCAGGACGAGAAGAAGGTCAAGGAGTATAAGCGTAAGCTCCGAGAGGAACAAGGCAAGCTCAGAGAATTTATCAAAGAGCATGACGATGTTCTCCGCAGAGATTATTCAAGGGAGAAGATCTACAGCGGTAAGGGTGAGCCGAAACAGGAAGCTCCGAGAACGGAAGAAGCGCCTGTTAAAGCTACCGATACCGAAAGTAAAAATCCTGTTCCGACAGATAAAGAGCCTAATATTCCTCAGCCGGAAAATAACGTTTCTAAGCCGGATAATAACGAAAATACAATGAATTTTGTACGGCCTGAGCCTGTAAAGACCGTTCAGAGCAACGAAGACACAGACGATACGCCGACTGCGGTTGTGTCTGATGAAGCCGATGAAACTACTGAAACGACAGAAAACGTACAGGAAACTGTAAAACAGCCTGTCGAAGCAACGGCAGACAGCGAAGAAGACGTACAGAATTTTACAGACGATACTGTTGACAATTCGGATGAAAGTGATATAATAAAAGAAGGAACAGATTTCAAACCGTTGTCGGCAGATACTGTTGTTCCTGTACTGCGTGAAGATTCAAACGAATGGATTAACCGTCTGTCCTCCGAAGAAATCAGAGCAATCAAGAAGTACACGAAGAACAGCGGCGATCCCAAAGACGATAAGTTCTATGCAAGGCTTAATTCAATGCTTCGTGGGGATATTCCCGAAGATGACACTTTGAAATATTATTCCGATGTTATATCGGGTGTGATAGCGAAGTTTGAGTTAAAGCACGACATTATCTGTTACCGATCTGTCAAACACAATCCTGTGGAAGGAATGAAGGTTGGCGATATATATGAGCCTAAGCAATTTATCAGCACATCGGTTTCAATATCAGGTGTACTAAAAGGCGATTATTTTATTACGTTTTTAACTCCTAAGGGTAGTAAGGGTGCTTATATTGAACTGCTTAGTGAATATCCAAAGCAACGTGAATTGTTGTTTGATAAAAATTTGAAATATCGAATTTTAGAAATTTGCAATAACGAAATAACATTAGAGGTGATAACATGAAAGATAAACCTAAAGTAAAAATTTCTAAAGAGCTAATTGAAAAAATATGGGAGGATGTAAGAAAAGCTCAAGAAACTATGGAAGATGATTGGGATGAAGAAACCCGAAAAGACTGGGAAGAAAAAATGAACTCATAAAACCGCCCACAGCAGTGAGCGGTTTTCTTATACCCGTGTGCAATTGATTGCACTTGACTTGAACACAAACTTTGCAAAAACAGCCGCTTTTTGTGAAGTACGGTGCAAATTTGAACGAACTAAATAATTTTACCGCTCTTAAAAAGGGCGGTATTTTTATACCCAAAATCAAAGAAAGCGAGGTAAAACAATGGAACCCGAAAAGAAAACTCCCGAAGAGGAGAAGAAGCCCGCTCCCGCAGCGGAGCAGAAGGACGAGCCTAAGCCCGAAGAGAAGCCCGCCGAAAACAAGCAGACGAGCGATAACGGCACGGCAGAGAAGACACCGGTAATAAACAAACAAACCGCATAAAAATGCGGTTTGAAAGAAATATGGTCGAGGTGACAAGATTTGAACTTGCGACCTCTGCGTCCCGAACGCACAAACAAAATGCTTACAAACGGCTTTACTATGCGAAATACAAATTTTACGACACCCCCATTTGACACCCCCACTTATTAACTTATACTCTCAAGGTACTCGTCCAGCTTTGATATACTCTTACGCTTGTACTTCTCGTCCAGGTGCGTATATATAGACATAGTAGTCGATATATCAGCATGCCCGGCTTGCTCTTTTGCTGTGAGCACATCCACACCCGCCATATATAGCATAGTGATAAAAGTATGTCTGAGCCAGTGCGGAGTGATACGAGGTATCAAAAACGGCTTTTCCATCGGCGAGTGCTTAGCCGGGCGTTTACCGCCTGTCTGCATACAGTCTGCCCAGTCACCGTACTTGATGTTTAAATCATTAAGATAGCTTGCCCACATACGGCTAAATCCCGTTTCGGTCATCAAAGAGCCTTTGACTGTGGGACACACAAGTCCGAGCGGACTGTGTGCAATGTTTCTAAGGTAGTTGACAAGCTTACCGGGGATATATACCGTTCTTGTTGCCGCATCAGTTTTGCCACCTTCTTTTATGTGCGGCTTGCCTTTTATCATCGACACAGAGCGTTCAACCTTTATAGTATGCGCATCAAGGTCAATATCCTGCCACGTCAGAGCGAGCAGCTCACCTCTGCGCAAGCCCGCATACATCATAATCATAGCGGCTGTCTGTGCTCTGTGCGGGGTATCGGTTATCCAGGACTGCTCCTCTTCGGTCAGAGCTCTACGAGTGGATTTTTCTGCCGTCTTAGGTATCTTTACCGCAGATGCGCAGTTATAGTCAAGCACTCGATTTTCAATCGCAAGCTGTATGATCTGCTTTGCGACATTTCGGATTTCAATCAGTGTTTGTTTTGCGTATGGTTTTCCGGTCTTTTCAGACGGCTCATCGGCGCAGTCAAGTATAATATCCTGAATGTCTGTAGCTTTCAGCTTAGATATATTAAAATCGTGTATAGGCTCAAGATTCTCAAAACGCTTTGAGTATGCTTCATAGCGTTTAACCGATACTTCTATCTTTTTCAGTTTCAGCCATTTCTCGCCCCAATAGCCGAAAGTATCACGGTCGGCCGTGAGGTCAAGACCTTTATTCAGTTTTGTTTTCAGCTCCTGTACCTTCTGTTCAAGCTCTTTTGCGTTTGTAGCGTACACATACTTATACTGCTTCTTGCCGTTCTTGGTACCGATGTACACCTTAGACTGCAAGCGTCCGTCATCACGGGCTTTGTTTTTTATCCGTGCCATTCTGACCTCCTATGTACCCGCCTTTAGTAGCATAAAATATTCATATATTTGCGTTTTTACCGTAGAATATCTTGCCGCTTTCTAAGTTCTTTTTGTAATAGCAAGATTTAGAACGGATTATATCCGGGTGCAAGCACTTTTTAGCATCTGAACACTTCAAATATAATCCGCAACACCCAAAATGCTCTGTTGGCTCAAATATTCTGACATTCTCATCAGTAATAAGTTCAGCAGCTTTTACAGCTTCGTTTTGTGTGTGGAATGTACACTGTATGAAATTCTGAGGGCTTTTCAGCAATTTTGTACTTGCAGGAGATATTTCAAGCGTATCATAAACTCTTTTATTGCAAGAAATTACCGTGAATTTTGTATTCACTTTGAAGAAAAGACATTTTTCAAAATAGACTGAATACCCGGTAAGTTTGTCCTTGCTTTTGTTTTCCTGTATGCTGAAAAGCCCGTTTGAACATTTCCATTTTGCTGAAACTGTGACTATTATGTTTTCTAAAGTAGTTTTACAATCTAAATCTTCGGGTTCATTTTCAAATAATGCTACCTGCTCTATCATAACTGCACATCCTTTTCTTTTAGTATCATAATCGGATAGCCTTTGCTTCTGAGTTCAATTGCTTTCTTCGCCTTAGTGCCATAAGTTCCACAAGCCCAGCTCTCAGAACCTTTTTCGCCTATAAGAAGAATGTCGGTTTTTCTTGTAACGCTACTAACTACCGTAGCACCTATTTCAGACAATCTTTCTTGTACTTCTTGCTTACTCCCATAATCAAAATCACCGGTCAGACAGATAGACTTGTTGCTAAGCTCTATATCAACGGCTCCTATTTCTGCATTAAGCGGATTGATTTGTGCTTTAAAAAATTCGAGGAGATAATCGAGCTCGGATTGCTCTATTATTCCGTCCTCGATTACTTTCCAGATTGCGTTATTTATAATGTCGTATGGGTAATTACCTGCAAGCTGTTCGTTATTGTTCATCCATTCTTCAAGTCTTAACAGTTCTTCTTGTGTCAGAATGTCATCGCAGGTTATGCCTATCAATATGCCGTGCAATGTTTGTAACCCTTTTGTGATAGGATTCAGTACTCTTTGCTTCGGCGGCTTTATTTCAAATACAAGAGCGGAATGATTTTTCAATGCTGTCATTAAGCTGTGAGTATGGTAGCAGTCAGCAAGAGCTCTGTGATGCACATCGCTATCTTTTATCCCGAGCTGTATTATCATATCTTCAAGTTTGTGGCTGACATCGGGGTATTCTTGCTTGCACACAGCTAAAGTATCATATGTATCATTTTTAAAATCAAGCCCACAAGCAACACATTTTTTACTGATAAAATTAGCGTCAAATGCAATGTTATGTCCTACAACAGCGTCATTGTTGATAAATTGCAGAAAATCAGATAGGGTGTCGTCAAGCTCTTTTACATCTGCTAACATATCATCAGTTATGCCGGTAATCTGAGAAATAGTTTTTGACAACGGCTTGTTCGCTTTTATGAGCTGAGAAAATTCAGCAACGACTATGTTATCACGAATACGCAAAGCACCGATTTCAATGATATCGTCCTTGTCCGGCGATAGGCCTGTTGTTTCAATGTCTACTATTGTGTAGTTGTTCAGTTCCTGTATATTCATTGTTGCACCTCATTTTCACAATCTCCAACAAATTTTATATCAGAATACAAATGACCTCTGCTTATATGCTTTAATTCATGTTTTAAAGCTAACTTTTGTTTAGCAGGGCACTTGTTCTGATTTATAAAGACAATGTAATCACCGTTTTTTATCACAGTTACACCGTTGACGGAAGACGGTAAATCTGCTGTATAAATATAAACGCCGTCAATATCACACTCAATCCTCAATTATCATCACCTTCAGACAACAATGCTTCAATTATTTTTGCAGCTTTTTCTACATCTTTTTTAGTGGCATTTTTGGTAAGTGAAAATATCATCCTAAGCTCCGGACGGGTTTTTAGTTCTTCGAGATATTCAGTGAGTTCCTCGTCATCATTAACAAGAGCGTCAGATGAATCTTCATTCCAACCCATTAAGTAAGCAGGAGTAGTGCTAAGTGCATTAGCAATCAGCTCAATCCTATCAGAAGGAATGTTAGTAATAATTCCTTTCTCGTATTTATAAATGTTTTGCTTGGTCGTGTTAGCTTTTTCGGCAAGTTCTCCTTGCGATAATTTAGCTTCTTCACGAAGTAGTTTTATTTTTTCGCCTATAGTCATTTTTGTCACCCCTTGTATATATTATATACTTAATACGGTAACTTGTCAAGACAAAAAAGTTAAAAAAAGTGTTAAAAGTGTCTTGACAAGTTACAAAATGTGTGATATAATCAAAGTAACTTAAAAAGTTACGGAGGTGAGAACGTGGTAGACACAAATAAGTTAAGGGCTATGTGGGTAGCAAAAGGGCTAAGGCAGGCTGATGTAGCAAGACTGATTGATATGTCAGAAAGAACATTTTCAAGAAAAATGAAAAAAGGCATATTTGGCAGCGATGATATGGAAAAGTTAATAGACGCTTTGCAAATATCTGAGCCTTGCTCAATTTTTTTTGCCAACAAAGTAACTTGTAAAGTTACTAAGATGTAAAACAACAGAAAGCGAGGTGAGTTCATGAAACCGCTGGCGATAAACGTTGACACAAGCGTTCTTGACGAGGCAGAAGAAAAAGTGAGCCGCTTACTCTCTTTACTTAAAGAAGTAAAGGAGATCATCGGCTCGCTTAAGGTAGAAGATTAAATCATAAGACGCAAGGAAAAAGAGGTACACAATGGCAAGCATTAAGACGCAAGTACGCAACTGGGACTTCTTGCCCGTGATGCTGTCACAGGAGTACCTTGCGGGGCTTATGGGTATCACGATACCCGAAGTCACAAGGTACTGCAGACTGGGCAAGATACCCGGTGCAAAGAAGGTAGGAAAGTACTGGTTTGTTGAAAAATCGGTGCTAAGAAATTACATGGAGGGTTAAACCAATGGCAAAGAAAATCTACAGCGTAGAGATAGACACTAGCGCCTATGATGCATACGAAATACTCCGTGCAGACACAGTCGGCGAATGCGAAGAGTTCATAAAAAGTCGAGGTCTTCTCGAAGATGAAGATGTCGGCGATGTCAGATTAGCGGTGCTATCCGTGCAGGATGACGGAGAAACAAACCGCGAAAAACTGTACAAATGCGAAAAGTCATGGAAATTTGATGAAAAGCAGAGAGCTGTACCAATCATCGTATATAGCGAGGTGACCGCATAATGAAGAAACAAGTTATCCTGTACATACTTGCAAGAGCAGTACAGGCGATTCTAACGGCTCTTGCGTGCAACATAACGGCTATGCTGTTTATGGATGCAGCATACCAAGAGCGTGGATACCTCGCTGTCGGCGGTGAGATGTTGCCCGTAGCGATGATAACCGTTGCGGTGTGGTGCTTGATGGGACTGCTCCTCAAAGAGTGGTACAAGGGCACACTGGCAATGTTACGGCTCAGGAAGGAGCACAACGATGGCAGATAAACTGTTACCGTGCATCTGCGGTGGCAACGGAATCACGGTTGACGCAGAGCCGCCCAAAGAAGAGCGGGAAAGCTGGGAAAAGCACGGATTTGAGCCGCCGAGGCATTACGCTGTACGTTGTGACAAGTGTGGAAAACAGACGAAGCCGTACAAGTTAAAAACACCAGCATGGAAAGAGTGGAACAGGTCAAACCGAGAAAAGTGCAAGTACAAGCTGTTTAATGCAAAGCAGAAAGCTATGGTAATGCGGCGAATTGTCAGAATGCTAAAGGATGCAAGGGACGAATGCCCAGACGATGAAGCAATCAAGGGATATGCTGAGGATTTATACAACGACATCCTTGTATCAGCAGAGAAAGGAGCAAGCAATGTCGGAAAAGCTGATAAAAAGTAAACAGCGTGTCAAAGACTTCGCCGAAGTTTTCACGCCACAGCATATCGTCAAGGATATGTGTGATCTCGTTCCCGAAGAAATGTGGACGAGCATAGACACAACGTTTCTTGAGCCCGCCTGTGGCACTGGCAACTTTTTAGTTGAGATACTCAAACGAAAATTCAAGCTCTGTCAGAGTTGGAAAGACGGTCTGAGGGCACTGAAAAGCATCTACGGTATGGATATACAGGCAGATAACGTCGAGGAAGCCAAAGGTCGGCTGTTTGATATGTATATCAAGCAGTACCCGAAGTCACCGGCTGTATCGGGGCTAATAGCAGCGCAGATACTCAAAAATAACATCGTGTGCGGTGATTTTATTCCTGAGTTTACACGGAAAGTCAACGAAAAAAAGGAGAAAAGTAAATGAAAGGTAAGAAATTAACCGCCGAAGAAATCGCAAAGTGCGAAAAGCTTATTGCTAAAGGTTTTAAAGACGTCGAAATCGAAGAAATGCTCGATATAGGTCGTTCATCGGCACGCCGCATACGCAACAAGGAGCAGGTTCTTCAGCGCCCCATCGCAGAGCCGCAGATTGTTGAGCCTGAAACAGATATAGACAGCGTAGAACCGGAAACACAGCAAGCCGAGATAACGCTTGCCGACATAGTGGCAAATCAGCGTGAGATCATCACATTACTTAGGCAGTATCTGGCAGAATGGAGGGTAGGCTGATGAAGTTTAAAGTTAGCACAACGGTTACTTCCTATAAAGAGGTAATGGCAATTGTTCAGGCACTTGCCGGCGTTGTAAACAATATCAATGTAACAGACTGTGAAGGCGAGGAGGACGAAGACGACGATGATTAGATATGACAAGCCGATTATCAAGACAGCCGCAGAAATGAAGCCCGGCGACATCTTCCGTACTGAGTACGGAGATTATGGCAACTGGCGTGAGTTAGTGTTTGTGTGTTGCGGTATGAGCGTACCGGGATGTACAATGACGGTTTTTCATCATATCGGCAGGAAGAACATAAAGCGATGCTACGAATACACAGACATAACCCGTGTTACATATACGGTTGTCGGCAGAGAATCGGCATAAAAGAAAAGGCTGTCACAAGGACAGCCATAAAACAAACAAAAACGTTATTACAGTGATTATATCACAATATGAAAGGAAAGTCAATGGTTACACCATTACAAGAACAAATTGAACTTCTCATCGGACCTATAACACAGGACGAGTTCTGGACGGCAGTACCTAAGGCACACGCAAAGCTGTGGCGGATAGTCGAACGTGAGGGCAATCCGGATGGCAAGAGACTGACGGTTGATTATGCGGTACAGCTGATAGCAGAACAGATAGAAGCGGGCAGAATGATAAAGAGGACAGCGTATGGATTTTGGAAGAGCACAATTGAACTTGTGTGATGAAATTATTGTAGATAATTTTGCAGGTGGGGGCGGAGCAAGTACAGGCATTGAGTTGGCTACAGGAAGACCTGTAGATATAGCGATAAATCATGATCCCGATGCCATATCAATGCATACGATAAATCATCCGTATACAACGCATTATTGCGAGAGCGTTTGGGATGTTAAGCCATCTGAGGTATGCGCAGGACGCCCAGTAGGTCTTATGTGGCTATCTCCCGACTGCAAACATTTTTCTCGTGCAAAAGGCGGAAAGCCTGTCAGCAAGAATATCAGAGGACTTGCTTGGATAGCATTGCGATGGGCGGCGACTGTCAAGCCAAGAGTGATTATCCTTGAAAATGTTCCAGAGTTTGTGACATGGGGACCTTTGACAAAGGATAATTACCCTGATGTAACGCAGAGTGGTAGAACATTCAACAGCTTTGTTAATGCGCTTAAGCGTTACGGTTACAATGTCAAGTGGCGTGAGCTTAGAGCCTGCGACTACGGCGCACCTACTATCCGAAAGCGTTTTTTTATGGTAGCACGGTGTGACGGCAAGTCAATAGTTTTCCCAGAGCCTACTAATGGGGTGGGACTTAAACCATATAGGACGGTGGCTGAGTGTATTGACTGGAGCATACCGTGCAAGTCGATTTTCGGGCGAAAAAAGCCGCTTGTAGAAAACACTCTGCGTAGAATAACAAAAGGTATAGATAAATTTGTTATTAAAAATCCAAATCCATTTATAGTAACTGTAAATCACGGAGGCAATGGATTCAGAGGACAAAGCATAAGCGATCCGCTTAAAACGGTGACATCAAAACATGGATATGGCGTTGTCGTTCCCTCTCTGATACAGTATCATTCCGAGACAGCAAAGAGTGAGGTCAGAGGACAGTCGGTCTGCCAGCCTTTGATGACTGTTGATGCGAGTCCAAGATACGCTGTAACATCGGCGAACATTATAAAATATTATGGCGGAGATAGTTGCTCAGCCGCAGATGAACCTTTGCATACGATAACAACAAAGGAGCGTCATGCGCTTATCAAACACTATCTGTGTGTATTTCGTAATAATCAGGACTGCAAATCACTAACAGAGCCGTTACCGACTGAATGCACGAGTGCTGGACATTTTGCGTTGATAAATACAGAAATAGTCAAATACGGTGAAGGCACACAGCTCGGGCACTGGCAAGATGTCAGAGCAATGCTGAACAACTATTGCGGATATGAACTCGCAGACAATGAAGTGTTACTGTTGCTTATAGACTGTGAACGCTATTTTATCGCTGACATCGGTATGCGTATGCTTGAGCCTCGTGAGCTGTACAGAGCGCAGGGTTTTCCTGATGACTATATAATCGACTTTGATGTAAACGGTAAAAAATATAGCCGCTCGGCGCAAATTGCGAGATGTGGTAACGCAGTGCCTCCGCCGTTTGCAGAAGCATTAGTGCGTGCCAATCTTCCCGAGATGTGTAATAAAAAATACAGCAGCATGGAAGAAATAAAACAAGAGGCTGCCGTATGACCTGCTCTCACTGCGGCAAGACCGCAGAAGAAAATGAAAAGCTGAAGTTACAGATAGCTGAACTTGAAAAGCGCCCTGTTGAAGTTGCGGTCGAGCCGGCTAAGGACGGTGTTATGGACAAGACAGCGTTTGATAATATCTGCAAGACTTATGAACAGCAGCTTGACAAGGTGCAGGAGGACGCATTACAGGACACTATCCGCTTAAACCGTGAGCATACTGAGCAGATGAACAGTCTTAAAGCCGAAAGCGAAAAGAAACTTGAAGAACTCCGCAGTCAGCTTGAAGCCGCTAAGCGTGAGCAGTCGGAGCTTACCGTATCTGTGCCCGACACTAAGGAAACGTTCAAGGCATATCTTGCCACAGCTATTGATGCGGCGAAGCGGTTATGCGAGTTCATCGGCAATAATTCCGCAGACAGTAATCACGAATTATTCGTGACAAAAGCAAAGCAGTTTTTCGAAAAAATGACGGAGGATATAGCATGAGCACATTATACGACATCGATAACCGTCTGTATTCGCTTTTCGATGAAGAAACAGGTGAGATAACAGACCTTGAAGCGTTTGAGCAGATACAGCTTGAGCGTGAGAAGAAAATTGAGAACATCGCCTTATGGGTGAAAAATCTCAAGGCAGATGTAATAGCACTGAAAGCCGAAAAACAGGCTTTTGCCGACAGACAAAAGGCGGCGGAGAAAAAGATAGATTCTCTGCGCAAGTTGATCTCTGACGCTTTGGGCGGTCAGCCGCTTGAAACGCCTCGTGTCAAGTTGTCCTTCCGCAAAAGTGCAGAAGTGCAGATAGACGATATAGACGAGCTGCCCGATGAGTATTTGCGTTACAAAGAGCCTGAGCCGAATAAGACGGCTATCAAAGAAGCAATAAAAAGCGGAAAGGAGGTAGCAGGCGCACATCTTGAGGATACACTCAGCCTGCAGATAAAGTAATGGGCATACCGGTTTTAATTGTAGGACGGAGCGGCAGCGGAAAAAGCACATCGCTCCGGCACTGCCAGGACTTCGCCGTGTTTAACGTTATCGGCAAACCGTTACCGTTCAGGAATCCGCCTAAGACGTTAAACACCGACGATTACAGCAAAATAATCAACGGGCTGTATAAATGCAAAGCTAAATCAATAGCGATAGACGACGCAGGTTATCTGATGACTAATCAGTTTATGCGTGGACATTCGTCAACGGGAGCAGGCAATCAGATATACAGCTTTTACAACAGCGTTGCAGATCAGTTCTGGGGGCTACTTGAGCATATAAAAGCACTCCCGCCCGACAAGATAGTTTACGTTATGATGCACACCGACTTTGATGATAACGGCAACATGAAGCCTAAGACTATCGGCAAACTGCTTGATGAAAAGGTTTGCATAGAGGGAATGTGTACGGTAGTGCTCAGAAGCGTTTACGATAACGGCAGATACGTTTTCCTTACGAATAAGGAGGACGATACAGCACTTGAAAAAACGCCTATAGATATGTTCCCCGAAACAGCTATAGACAACGATCTTAAGATGGTAGATAACACCATCAGAGAATATTTTAATATCAATACGGAGGATAAAGAAAATGCTTGAACCAAAAGGATATAACGAAGTACAGGAGTTCGGTGAGTACGAGAAGCTCGCTCCGGGCGGACACGTTCTCAGAATACTAAAAGTCGAGGAAACGACATCAAGAAACGGCGATGATATGATAAAGATATATCTTGACACCGACAAGACCGACAAGCAGCCTGGCTTCTTCAAAAAACGTTATGACAGCGATACAAGAGCAAACAAGAAGTGGGGCTGCATTGTAAATCAGCTTATCATTGACACTAAGACAGGGCTTGCAAGCAGAGGTTTAAAAACATTCCACACCTGCGTAGAAAAATCAAACAGCAGTAGTTTTAAGCTCATATGGGGCGACAAGTACACCGCAAACTTCAAGAACAAGCTGATAGGCGGACTTTTTCGTAACGAGGAGTATGAAAAACAGGACGGCACAACAGGCTGGTCGGTCAAGTGCATGGCTTTTCATTCGGTCGGAGCGGTTCTTGAAGGGCTTGAAGTGCCTGAAGACAAGCACCTTGACAATGCGGTTGCACCCGGCTATCCCGTTACAAACAGTGTTGTTGCCGCTCCGCCGACAAACGATATTCCGTTACCCGATGACAACGACTATCCGTTCTGACAGGGGTGCGTATGACAGAAGAGTTTAAAAATTACAAGCCTGTCAGCGATTACACTAAGGAAGATTTCTTAACGGGCACAGAGCCATATGAATACTGCTGTGCTTTTATCGACGATCCGTTTGAGTTTGAACGAGCAAAGGCGAGAGTGACCGAGCAGGCGGCGAAGCTGAAAATACGTAGCTTTATGACTTTGCTCGGCAACTATTGCCGAAAATACGCAAAGAACCTTTCAGAAACGTTTACGGCTACAAATTTTCCGATGCAGCCGATACAGCTGATATGCGGCAACTATATCTGCGACTATACCGGTGTATCGCTTGACGGCGAAACGGTATGCGCACATCCGATAATGCCTATAATGCGTCTTTGCAATATAGATACAGGCATAGAGAAAATAAAAATAGCTTACTCACGAGGCGGAAGAGTGTTCCGCTATCTGATAGTTGACCGCAAGACAATATCATCGGCAAACAAGATAGTCGACCTGTCCGACAGCGGTATAGCGGTAACATCGGAGAGTGCAAAAGCACTTGTAAAGTATTTTGCAAAAATCGAGCAGTTAAATCCCGAGCTTATCCCCGAGACCGAGTGCGTTACCCGTTTGGGCTGGATAACTCAAAACGATGATCAGCTTAATTTTGCACCATATATCGACAGCATAGTGTTTGACGGCGAAGCAGAATACAAGAAGCATTACGACAGCGTGAAAACTGTCGGAGACATCAGAAAGTGGTATGAGATCATTTACACAAATATCCGCTTGAAGTCTGTTGCGGCAAGAATGGTTTTTGCTTCCTCGCTTGCTTCCGTGCTTGTAAAACCGCTCGGCTGTAACTGCTTTTGGGTTCATTTGTGGGGCGAGACGGAATGTGCCAAAACGGTTCTTGCAATGACGGCGGCGAGCGTATGGGGAAACCCCGAAATAGGCGATTATATCATGACGTTTAATGCTACTACTGTTGGCATGGAAAAGACGGCGGCGTTTTACAACAATCTGCCGTACATACTTGACGAATTACAGATCATCAACGACAAGCGAGATCTCGATAATCTGATATATATGCTGACAGAAGGCTCAGGCAGGAGCAGAGGAAATAAGCTCGGCGGACTTGACGCTGTGCCAAAGTGGAAGAACGCAGTAATTACAACAGGCGAAAGACCGATCACAACGGCACGCTCCGGCGGCGGTTCGGTGAACCGTGTTATCGAGATTGAGTGCAAAGAGAAATTCTTTGACGACCCAAGACACGTTGCAAACACGGTAAAAGCAAACTATGGAGCGTTTGGCAAAATGTTTGTGCAGAAGCTGATAAAAGACGGCTTCGAACACGCTGAGGAGCTGTTTGACAGCTATCAGAAAAAGCTGATAGCCGATTACGACATAATGCAGAAACAGGCACAGAGCGCCGCTCTGATACTCACAGCGGACACGCTGATGTGCGAAATGCTTGGCGTGGAAGAAACGGCACTGAAAACGGAAGAAGTAGCTGAATTTTTGAAGACTAAGGCTTCCGTAAGCGTCAATCCGAGAGCGTATGAGCATATATGCAGTTTTGTCGCTTTAAATTCGACACGCTTTGTATATAATCCTGACAAGCCTATCGACCAGTGGGGAGTTCTTCCCGGTGACAAGCAATCGGTGTATATAGCGGTGCCGGTGTTTCGCAAGGTGTGTGAAGAAGAAGGGTACAACTCACAGGCATTACTGTCTTACCTGCGTGACAACCGCCTCATAGAGCTTGATAAAGCGGGCAAAAACTCGGTAAACAAGAAGGTCAACGGATTAAGCACACGCTGTATTCATATGACCTTGCCGGCGGAAAATGACGATAAATACGATGATATAGAGCTGTAAAGTTACACCGGGTACACCTAAAGTTACATCACTATGTAACCGCTAAATCGGCTCTGTGAGCGGTTTTGCGGACACGGTTACACAAGTTACACCTTTTTCGGATATACCGCTATATAGTAATTTAATAATTTTTAAATTCTGCGTGTATAAAAAATCCTATAGGAAGTTTTGATTTTCGGTGTAACGGTGTAACCGTAGCACTCAAACGCAGTTGTAGAGCGAATTCACACGGTTACACCTTAGGTGTAACATTGGTGTAACAGGTGTAACGCATAATAAGGAAAGAAGGTAAAGAATGAAAGATTACGATAAAAAAATATTTTCCGAGCGTTTAAAGAAAGCAAGAGCGGATAAAAATATGAAGCAATCCGAGCTTGCGCAAGCAATCGGCGTATCGGCGACAACTATCAGTAGCTATGAAAGAAGCGAAGGCACAAAAATTCCCTCTCTTGATAAAGCTCTAGTGCTTTCTGACGTTCTCGGCGTATCACTTGACTGGCTGTGCGGAAAAGACAGTAAAACGGTCGTTTATACTGATTTTGACGCTAAGATGTATATGACGGCACTTGTGATTGTGCTTTCAGAAAAGTCATCTAAATTTACAACTAATGAAAAAGGTCACACTATTGCATTTGAAAATAAGGTTTTAGGTGAGTTTTTGCAGAAAATTGTAAATTTGCTTAAAGTCTATCGCAATAATTTTCTTGACGCTGAAAACTTCAAAATTTGTGTTGATAACACTATAGAGAAATACTCAAAAAGAACGGTTATAGTCGACAAAATGGTCGCAATATTATGATGCAGTTATATGACTATCAAAACGATCTGATAGATAACCTCTCACGTTCATGGCGTGACGGATATAAACGACCGTGTATAGTTCTTCCGTGCGGCGGAGGTAAGTCGGTGATAGCGTCAGAGATAGCTAAACGTACAACGGACAACTGTAACCGTGTACTGTTTATGGTACACAGGCAGGAATTGTGCGACCAGATATACAACACGTTTAACGGATACGGTGTTGATATGAATTTATGCTCTGTCAACATGGTGCAAACAATATCACGGCACTTGCAGGACGCAGAAAAACCAACGCTTATAATTACCGATGAAAATCATCATTGTGTTGCGAGTACATATCGCAAGGTGTACGAAGCGTTCCCGAAAGCGTACTGTGTCGGACTTACGGCGACACCGGTACGACTTAACGGCGGTGGGCTGGGAGAGATAAACGACAGGCTCATTGAAGGTCCTACCGCAAAGTGGCTGATAAAAAACAACAGGCTTGCACCGTATCGGTATTATGCTCCTGCTCTTGCAGATTGCTCACGACTGACATCACGGTGTGGTGATTACTCGGCAGAAGATGTTGAACTGCTGATGGATAAACCTAAGATATACGGTGATGTCATAAAGTTTTACAAGCAGTTATCAGACGGCGGTAAAGCGGTATGCTACTGTGCAACGATAAGGCACAGTACAGCAATGGCACAGCAGTTTTGCGACGCTGGTATACCGGCACGGCATATTGACGGCAGTACGCCGAAAGCAGAACGCGCACAGGTAATATCAGACTTCAGGACAGGCAAGATTAAGATACTCTGTAACGTTGATCTTATATCTGAGGGCTTTGATGTTCCAGACTGCTCGGTGTCTATACTTCTCAGACCTACAAAATCGCTGACGCTGTACATACAGCAATCTATGCGGTGCATGAGATATCAGCCCGGCAAGACAGCTATCATCATAGACCATGTCGGAAACGTACACAGGCACGGGCTACCGGACGCAGAACGCAAGTGGACGCTTGAACCGAAAGCGCCAACGAAGAAGCAAGCACAAGCAGAGATCAAGATAAAGCAGTGTCCTGAGTGTTATTTTACTCACGAGCCTGCCGATGTCTGCCCAAACTGCGGACACGTTTACGAGAAGACGGAGCGTGAAATCAAAGAACAGCAGGAAGCAAAGCTGATCATGATTACAAGTGAGTATCAGGACGTTACTCAATGCAGGAGTATACAGGAACTATACGCATACGCAAAAATCAAAGGTTATAAGCCCGGCTATGCGTATGTTAAAGCCAAAGAATGGGGGTGGCTAAGATAAAAGAAATTGATATACAGAACAGCATACGCCTTGCGCTAAGCGAAAAATGCGTTATTTTCCGTGCAAATGTCGGAGTGTTCAGTACGGCAGACGGAAGAACGGTGTCAACAGGACTTCCTAAAGGATTTTCGGATCTGTTCGGCTACCGAAAATCCGATTGCAAAGCGGTATTTATCGAAGTGAAAACGGCGACAGGAAAAGTAAGACCTCAGCAGGAGCAGTTTTTGAAAACAATGAGAAGCTACGGAGCTATCGCAGGGGTAGCAAGATCGGCGGCGGAGGCGCTAAAACTGATAGATGACAGCAAATGAGGTAATAGAGCTTGCAAGGCACAATACGCCGCTTCCGGACAATGCAACGCTTACAGAAGGCTTGTTATATAAGACAATGCGCCTAACTTATGCTGCATACCGTGAGGGTGAAATATCAAAGGAACAAGGCACGCAAGAACGTAAGAATGCCGTAAAACAGTTTGATAAGTATCAGCTGTATGAAAAAGCGTACAGAAATAACGCTAAGCGTGGTAAAGCAATAGGCAAATTGCTTTGCGAGGTAAACAAGCACGGCTGTGAGCTGTGCAAGAGAATGGCTAAAATATATGACGGAAGAGAGGCTCTGAAGGATGAACGGAGAGAAGATTAATCATCCCGAACACTACAAAGGCAATAAGTATGAAGCAATAGATATCATTGATGACTATCAGCTTGGCTTTAATCTTGGCAATGCCATCAAGTACATACTCCGAGCAGGCAAGAAAGGCGATGCCGCCGAAGACTTGAAGAAGGCTAAGTGGTACATCGAACACGAGATATGCAAGCTGATGAACGAGCAGGAGGAGAAGAAAGAAAAAAACGGCGATTTTCACGCTTGCTATCAGTGCAATAAGTGCTTTAAAAGCGAATGCGTCTTTCAGCCGTGGAAAAACTGGAAAAACGATCCGACACTACTTACGAAAACTACTTGTGGTGCGTGGGAGGCAAAAAAATGAAATCACATATTGCAGGAAGCAGCTTAACGAGCAGGGCAAGTGCCGGTTATGGCGTCAGGGATCGCCGTACGATAAGGTTTATGTGGCGTATCTGGTTGTTCTGGCGGCTATAAAGGACAGAACCGATACACATGAGACAGTTATGAGAGTGCTTAAAGCGAGAATACAGAAGTTGAAAGGAGAAATTTAAATGAGTAGTTTTTACGAGTGCGAAATGAGACCCGGTTG